CCCGTACCAAACGGGGCCTGCAGTGCATCATCCACTGAGACAGAGTAATTTGTCTCATTCCAAGAAGGGAACTATTGTAATGTCGTCCGCAGGTAGTCGGGAAAGGACTGTCCCAATAATTGTGGCAGTCCCTAACGAATCGCATACCAAAGCAGGCGTTGTGCCTGCTGAGGAGCGTAAACTTGCGGACGGGACACAGTTTACTGTGTCCGAGAGTCATCCTGTGAACCGTAGAACCGGTTCATATGATGCTGGCGGCCCGTTTTATACGAGTCGCGTCACGCCCTTTTATAAACCTGGGCGTGTCGATGGTGCTTATGCAGAAGGTGTCGGGTATTACTCCGGCCCTACTGTCATAAAGCTACCATCCAGTGCTGAGATGACAAGTGTCGGTTATAAAAACGTCGGTAGAGCATTTGGTGCTAAAAATGAAGCACAAATGTCAACTGACGGTACCAACGCTATATCATACAGCAACCCCGTTAACCCGGCCTCCAACCTTGCTACCGGATTAGCTGAAATTATCAGGGAGAAACGTGTTCCGTCTATCCCTGGAATCCAGCTCTGGAAAAACAAGGTCCATGCGCTTAAAGCGCTTGGAGGTGAGTATCTCAACTATCAATTCGGTTGGGCACCGCTGCATCAAGAAATTATTGATACAGCAAATGCCGCCCGCCACCATCGCGATATCATGAAACAATATCAACATGGTGAAGGACGGAATACTCATCGGAGGTTCGATTATCCATTACAACGATCAATTGGATCCTATGATCCCGAAGCTGGAGCATATCCCAATTCGGAATATCTCTACTCTGGTTTCTATTTCGGATCCAAAATCCCTGGACGTAGGATTTCTCTGGTTAGAGAAACTAAGCGCTGGTTCGAGGGCTGTTTTACCTATGCGTTACCTTCGTCAACTGACAGCTGGCGAAGGGCGCTAGGATTCGGCAGTCAAGCCGATGAGCTCTTCGGATTTGCACTTTCTCCCGATATTTTATGGGAGCTTACGCCCTGGAGTTGGGCCGTCGACTGGTTCTCGAATAGTGGCGAGGTTATTAACAACGTCACTAATTTCGGACTAGCCGGTCTTGTCTTGCGGTACGGTTACATGATGGAAGAATCCATCGAATCTGTAACCGCCGAACAGGGCACGTTTAACTTTCATGATAAGAAAGGAAACGTGGTTCCTTCGGGCCCTAGCAGTGCCGGATATGAATCCGTCACGAAGCGTCGGGTCCCCGCAAGCCCCTTCGGATTTAGCATAGGATGGGAGGGTTTGTCACCCACCCAACTTGCTATTACTGCAGCGCTCGGAATTACTAGGGTGCTGTAGCAGATTACTGCAAACACCACGAGTCAATTCGTTGGCTCATACCAAAGGAGTGTGCCTATGGCACTGACCGATCCACAGAAATTCAAAGAAGTCGCGGGTACGGAAGTGACAGCTCCCCGTGTTTCTAGCGGGGACTTCAAGTCCATATACGAGACCTCTGATGGCTTGAACGTCCTTTCGATTTCCACTCAGGAATCGAATAGCGTTCGTAAACGCCATCTTGTGCGGATCGACGTGAACAAGCTCGCAACCAATCCATATGAAGAAACCAAGAAACAGAATATTTCAATGTCTGTTTACTTGGTTGTGGACCGGCCTGTTGCCGGTTTCACAGTTGCTGAAGCGAAGAAACTGGTTGAAGGCCTTGTTGGTCTTCTCTCGGCTTCGACGTACAGCCTTACTGAAAAGGTATTGGGCGGCGAGTCTTAATTGACTCGTTTCACCCTACTCCTATTTCTCATTGTATGGGATATAGGAATTTGGTCGATGGTTTTCCATCAACTGAATATCTGATCAGCTTGTCATATGGTTCCCTTACGGGATCCCAAATTGAATTGGGAGGTTGTATGCAGCGCGGTGATTATGATTATAACCACGCTACCTCCGGGATGCAATTTCTCGCCATTATTGTTATTCTGGCGATATGTATCATCGGAGGGCTTGCTCTAGGCCTGACTCTACTAACTAGTATTCTTTAGTAGAGTCTCCCTTCAGTGCGACAGGCTAAGGATAGACACCTCTATTAGGAGGGCCTATGAAAAGCCTGACGTCACTCTGGAGTGTGTTGGCAAATGAATTTGCCAGCAGATGCGGCACTAGCACCACCAAGGACATTAATACTGTCCTAGGTCGAGTTGAACACGAGGGTTTATCGTTTCTCACGATAACCCTTCCTTCCTTTGGT